AGGGCAGACAAGGAGGAGATAAACGATTTAACCTCCTCATCTGCCTTCAATTCGCTTTTCTTTTTCTCTTCCCAACGGTCAAAGCAGGGCTTCAATACCTTGTCTTCCGTGGGTTCCCATTTCACTCGGAACGTATCAGATAACTTCTTCTGATCCGCGACGGCTGTGGTACGAAACGTACTTTTTTTCTTTATAAAGGCCCGGCGCGACCGGACCCTTATCACAGCCTCTGAAATGGTTTCTATCTCCTCCTCCTGTGACAAGTCATATCCCGCCGGACGGGTCACAACTGGAAGGGGATTTATGGCCGCGGGTCTTTTCGAGACAGGGGCAGCTTTCAACGCTCGTCGGATCTTAGCATCACCGAGCAGGAAGCAGCGATATTCATACGGCACGAAGCTAGGGAACTTACGTTCCTGACGAGCAAGAATGTGAGCGTTGAACCTCACAAAAGCCCGAAACTCGCGCATGGATACAGCGGCGTCCATAGCTACCCGCACTACATCGTCGGTCTCACCCGACATGTAAAGTGCGGCCAAATTTGTCTTTTTTATTAATTGACCTTCCTCGAAAAGGGTGGAATTGATTTCTCCCTTTTCTTGATCAACCATAGTTTTTTCAACGTTTACAACCAAGCCAATTGAGTCTCCCCAACGACAATGTAAACGGTGGTACTCACCATGATCTTCTGTAGGTGCGCGTAATAAGAGGTCATCGCCGTTGATGAGACAACGATGGCCCGTCCATTCCTTGAACGGGACTTTCTTTAGTTTGCAAAAATCCCAGAGGGCGAGGTCGACAACAGTTTTGTTAATAAGACACAACAACGGGAAGCTCATCAAACTTCCCATCGGTTGCCCCCGCCAAGCGGGGCGTCTAGAGCCGCGGAGCCGGAGCTCCGCGACGACGTTCAAACAACGCAACTGGTCCTCATTTAGACCCTCTGCTTTCTCTACAAGAACCTCAACGGCTGCCTTCACGAATGGCGCTTTTATATTGTCTGTTGCGCTGGCGTAATCATAAGACATCAACGGGCCCCGCCCGTTGAGGTTCATTACCTTCTCACTAGTTGGGGGACCAGTAAGAAGCCATCCCTTCCTGCGGAGATGCGAATAGAGGTTATGGTGAAGAGGAAAAAGAACTTCCGTATTGTAACTGCTGTACTTAGTTACAATCCGCGGCTTGCCGGAGCTAAAGACAACCTCCGTAACCGCCTCGCACGAAAATTCTTCTTCATTCCAATTCCCCCCATTCGCCCGTCCATTACTGGACGTCGCATGCCCATTCGGGATATAGGCACGATCCCCGACGTTCCAGCCCTGGGGTACGTTACATCCCAAGGCCTTCTTAAACAGTACGATGTCTTCCACATCAACCTCGCACTTGCGGAACAACTTTTCTTTGTAACTACTAATCATAGTATGCTCACATCGGCGCATACACCCTTGACATCCTCTTACGATTTTAGAGGATGTTTTAATAGTTAATTCTTCGATCTCGGTACAATCGTCGAAGCATTGTCGTATACTTGACCGAAAGTTCAAACAGTCAAGTACCGGAGGTAGTTCTCGAAGACGTGTCATCTTCCAAAACCTTTTAAGGTGGCGAACCACCCCTAATGCCTTCCTCCTTAATTCGACAGAATGCAGGCATTGTACATTCTCCCGGTCGGGCACCACCCGACCCCCTAACATTTCGACAGCACTGTTAGGGGACTCACAGCGTGCCGCCTCGTCTTTATCGGGTCCGAGGAATCCCTCTCCCTGTTTGTTTGTTTTTTTTTGTAGAAGTCCTGGGATTTCAAGAGGACTCCCCCCAGAGCGCGCGCAGTCCGGCTGGGCCGGGCTTTGGCAGTCGTTCCCGTCATCGCTGACAGTACTAATCCCCAAATCTGGATCAAGAATACAGTACCGATTCGAAGACAAACCCCAACGCTCGCGAAGCGAAACGTAGGGAGTCCACGGACCATTCCCAAACTCGACCGCACCAACGACAGGACTAGCGGAAGGTTTTCCATAATCGCACACGAATGTGCTCCCTTCTTCACCTAGGCCACCGGAGGTGCGCTGGGCGGTTTTCTTAGCGAGTTTTCCTTCTCGGCAACAAAGCCTACGCTTCTTGTGTAAACGTCGCCACTGGTTTGTGGTTAATAATCCGCGGCCGGTGGTATACATAAGAGGATAATAGAATTTGTTGATACATGTTGTGGGCAGTTGTTTTCTTTGTTGTACGGATGCCCAGCCACTCACCAGTGATTTTTAAAGACTCTATTGTCTCGAAGTCAAACAGCTGGATGCTTGGACATCACACTGCCTGCAAATGTTTGAGGGCTTAGACCCTACCACACTCCTTCTCCCATCTTTACATGGTTCCAGAACGACGTTTCCTTTAACGTGTGTTACGCCTAATACCACGGGCACTGCAACCGGTATAAATTTTATCATTCAATATACCTACATTTACAGTCGAGAGCCAGACTATAAACGGTGGAGTTGCACTCCAGTATCCCCCGGAGGGAATACTAAAG